GAAAAACTCAATCTCAACACCAAATGTTCTGTTCTCGCTAAATCCTTCATTCTTCTTCATAACCAATCATCTCCTTATAATTTGTTGTTCATAGGCTCTGTTCGAACCGATAAACCTAGTATGTCTGATCTGTATCGGTTTCGCATACTTTTTAACAAATTAATGCCAATTATTTTATTATCATGTTTATGTAGCCAACTATGTTCCTATTAATGAAGTGGACTCCATTTACCAATATCTGTCTTTCACTCTTGCTAACTTGCAAATTAAATTTGTAGTCAACGGAAAATTCTTGTAACTTGCTAACCATCTCATCAAATTCTTGGTTGCTCAAATTCTTGAATGCAAATTCTCTTGCAAGGTTCTCAGCTTTCATCATACCAATCATCTCCTATAAAAGTAGTCTATCCCAATACAACAAGTAACATTCCAACAATCGCAAATTAATTCGTTTGCCTCCTGTGGAAGCTATAACCACAGTATGCACCTTATCAATAGTATACGCAATCCTGATATTGGTTGGTTTAGTTGTGTTTGGAATATATTGTTGGGATATCCACCCATTTACCTACAGATATCGCAATATATCAACAAATATCACACCAACTATATTAAGTACTTAACTCTGGGGAAGTTAAGTACCACCAGAATACCCATCAACCACGCATGTTACAGCAATTTAAGTACCGAAGTATCTTAACTTTTCGCATTTCCCTCTAAGGCTATAAAAAATTTTAATTTTAATCTTATTTTTACTCTCCCTATTAAAATAGTTAAGTACTTAAGTACCTAAATTGCTGTAACTACTGTTATGTATGAATATTTTCCGTACTTATCTGCTTTAAAAGTTAAGTACTTTGGTGAAAGTTAAGTACTTTTGGTGGAGTTAGGTACGTATATCTGTACAGGAGGGAATTAATTGGTCTCAGACATAGAAAGAGACATCATCCACTTGGAATGATGCCTCTTTAGAGTACTAGAATGCTCTTGCCATCCTGCCTCACCAACAACTGGTATATAAGACTACTTTTCTGTATTTACCTTACTATAGTTAATTTAGGTGGAGTTTAACCCTATCTTAAGTCACTTTTACGTACCCAAGAATACAATTCTTTCAATAGTACTTTGTTAGATTCAACTTGCTGGATGGTGTAAGTTTGTCCCTTGAATCTTGATGGGATATTTTCACCAGTTGAATATCTCTCAGCTGAATCCTTGATTGTAGCTTTGTTACCAACCTTAAAATCAGCCTTCGGTGTGCTTATCTGTACAGGAGAGATGTCTGTTTTTCTCACCCAACTGAATAGTTCTTTCAATAGTACTCGGTCATCCTTGTCCTGTTGGATGGTGTAAGTTTTACCTTTGAAATTGACTGGGATATTCTCACCTGTAGCATAAGTGTCAGAAGAATACTTCAGGACTACTTTGCCACTGATAGTTGGGCTTGAAGTAGGTTTCTGGGAGCTACCTCCATACTCCTTGATGTCTGATTTATCAACCCATGAATATAGTTCCCTGAGAAGAACTTTGTCTGACTTGATCTGCTGCACGGTATAAGTTTTATTTTTGTACCGATCATCAATAATTTCTCCTGTGGAATATTCCTTGGCTGATCTTAGCAACGTTACCTTCTCACCTTTGTTGACATCTGCAGGCTCGTTAGGTTCATGATATCCTTCAATATCACTAGTACGTACCCAAGAATAAATATCTTCAAACAGAACCTTGTCACTCTCCTCCTGTAGGATAGTATAAGAATTACCCTTTACCCATTCGGATATTTTCTCTCCAGTAGCATAGGTCTCTGCTGAATCCTTAATAGTGGCAGTATTCTTGTCTACTTGGGGTGTAGTGGGTTGTTTGAATACTCCACCTCTCTCTACATCCTTCTTGAATTGCTCCTTGGATACTCCAAAATTTTGAAGATAACCATATGGATCAACATGGGTTGTACCACCAAGATTCTTATTAACCCAAAGGTGAGATTTGATCCCCTTGTCTTTACTTGTATCAACTTCTACTGGGATTCCTGCATCTTTAGCAAGTTTATTCAGTAGCCTCACATAAGCTTCATAGTCCTTATCGAATGTCTCTCTATTGTCCGTTCTTGCCATTTCTACATGGGCATAAGTGATAGGATTGGCTTTGCTCCCAGCACCATATTGAACTTTTCCTACAGGTGCTATTTGAACAATCCTACCTCCACTACCTACCCAATGTGATACAAAAGCATTTTGCCAGTTACCCTTCATATAATTAATCTCATTGTTCAATGAATTGGAACCTGTATTATTGGGATTGCCAGACTCATGAGCCACTACTATTTTAGTAGCGGTCAAGCCTATATTAGACAATCCTGATATTAAATCTTTCTCAATTTTATATCCCATTATTTATCATCCTTCTGTGATATTTTGTCTCCCTCTTTTGCTTTCTGAGTATAACTGTTGTTCTTCCAATGATTCCATAACTCGCTCAGAACCATGGCAAAAACGGATAACCCTGCAACTATTTCCTCATTCTCAAATGGTAGTATAGGATCACCAATCATCATGAATGCTGAATTAATTGCTACAATGATAAAAACTGAAAGTCTGATCCATTTGTTGTTAATTTTATTAAGTTTCTCCTTCATAATCTCACCTCCTTAATTGATTAAACTAAGTAACAGAACTACAAGAGTGATCAAACCAAACAACCAACCTCCCCACTGTATTATACCCTCGCTGAATTCCTTATTTGCTTTTTTCCTTGATTCTATTTGATCGATCCTTCTGGTGGAATCATTAACTTTGTCATAAAGACTATTGTACTTCTTGATAATAGTTCTAGTCTCTCTCATCTCTTGTTGTAGACCAATTATCTGCTCAAAAAGTTCTTTGTTATTGTACCATTGTTTATTCTCATCTTCCAAGATAACCCTCCTAGGTTAGTAATTTAGTTAGGTAGATATGTGTAAACTAATGGGTCTTCTTGACCAATATCCCACATAGCCACCCCTTTACATTTATATTGGTTTATCAGTTCAGATGTCTGCACAAACCCTATATAATCACTATTATATGCCACTGAATATCCTTCTGAGTCTCCTATATAAAGATTTCTGAACCAAATTCCTGCATCCACCATTTTCACCTTGACTTGTTTGTCTCCAACCCATGATGGAATCCTTGCTAATGGTGTGTTGGTGTAATCTGTCTCAAAATCTAGGGAAGCACTTTCACCTTCATCAATATCAAGTCCTGAATATATCAAATATCCATAATCGTCATACAACAATCCTCTGTCTACTTCTCCATAGGCATAAACCTGTCCGTCGACTTCTACCTCCATCTTCTCTAATGGCTCATATCTGTCAATAGTTGACACATTGAACATGGTTAGATTTACTGTACCTTCCGATACATAAACACCATAAGCTCCACTCGTGGGCATATTGGACAGGAGGAATCCATTAATATAAGTGTTATCTCCTACTCGGACATAAACCTTACCATCAAGAATTGTAGCATACATTGAAACAGTGCTACCTTTCAATCCCTCCAATGATGAAGACATCCATTCTGAAGCTAGTTCTGTGAAATTGCCGATACCATTCTCATATCCTAGGACAACCTTATTCTTCTGATAATCAAGCAAAGCTAAATATCCTTCATTGCTATCACCCTCTCTGTTTGCTAACATTCTTATCCCAACTTTAGGGAAAGTTCCAATGACATTAACATCAGCTCTTATTGTCATGTTTGCACTGAATTTCTTGTACAGTACAAGCTGATTAGAGGTTCCAACATTTGCACTAGATTGTATGCTACCATCTTCCTGTAGATTCCAGCTACCATCAGTGAATCCCACCATTTGGAACCCTTGAGAGCCTGTACAAGCATAGGCTTGATCTCCTTCGTGCCAACGCATGATTTCACCTGATTCCCAATACTCTTGGGTTGTCATATAATAAGCTAAATTGGTGATATTATATCCTGGTAACTCTCGGCTCAACATGTGGATAAAGTTGTCTTCAAAGATTATTGCAGGTCTTGGTGGTCTCCTGAGAATCTCTCCTGTGACAGTCATCTCCTGTGGCATATTAGCTTGCACTGGCTTGCCTTGGATATCCCTCTTGTAGAAAGGTTGCAAATTGCTGTTGAATCCTGATTGTCCACCAAGGAACTTTTGCTCAAAAGTTTCACAGACAATGAATCCCCAAATATAACCTTTGCTGGCTACAACCTCAATTGTATTTGATGTCTGAAAATCGAATGTTCCAACATCGATCCACACTGATTTGTCAACATAAAATGGGAACCAATCAGGAAGGTTACTTCCACCAATAGTAATGTTAACTCCATTTAGTCTGGCATTAATAACATTGTTGTCTAACGTGTTAAAATGGACTAATGCTATCAGCTTATAACTACCTATATTGCTCATGTTAAAGCTGTAAGCTATCTTACCATCCACTCCAGTATCATCAGGGACTGCAACACAAGCTTCCACATTCTCATCATATTGATATCTAGCACGGTTTGCACGATAAGCTCCTGGAAAGAAGAATCCTGCAGAACTTTCTCCTCCTGTGAGATATTGACCACTGGTGTTACCTGATGTCACTGGGTTGTTCACAACCGATTGTAACCCTGTTATCTCAGGTTGCTGACTCTTGAAATAACTAGTTATAAGATCAAATCCTCCAAAGGTCGTTTTGTTTACTGTATCCTTGATAGTATCTGAGAAGAACACTTTGAACTTATCATATAAGTGTAGATAAGTTTGCTGGTATCCAGATTTAGGATCATTGAAACTAGTGAAAGGTAACCAATCTTGATTATGCCAAACCCATTGGTCTGGATTACCATCATCTGATCCATTATGGTTATGAACATACATTCCATTTTGCCACATGGTGATCTGGTTGAATGTAACCACACTGCCACGTTGCTTGTTATCTAATCCCCACCTTCTGCCATACCCTGCATTACCCACCCATGTCTTATGCTCTGGCAAGGAGTCCTGAACATGAAGTAAAACTTGTTCCAACCATCCCTGTGGTGTACTTGGTCCAGGTGCTGATCCTGCCCAAGAGAAGTCATATGTCATTAGAGCGAACTCATCAATAGCTTGATTGCCATTATTGTCATTTCGTGAAGCTAATGTTTTGTAATCATGCCAACCATAATAATAGGGATTCCAATCCCCTGTCATGGCATACATATTGACTCTCAATTTCATACCAAGTGGAATACATATTTCATTTTTAATTTTCTTGATAAAGTCTGCATAAACTTCCCAATCGTTACCTGTAGCATAACCTATAACTACTCTGTTTGGAGATTCCCTATCATCATATATTGGGTCTCCTGCATTCAAGGTATAAATCTTCTCAAAGTCAAGTTCAATAGTGTTTATTTGAGACCAATTTGCCCTGTAAGCAACAACAATCTTATACAGTTGATTAATGAAATTTGGAATAGCACTGGTGTTGGTATGAAGGAACTTGTCAACCTTCTGTCCAAAGCAAATAGGTTGTAAAGAGTAATTTACATTGGGAAAGGTTTCCATCAAATATTGTATGCTCGAAGGAACCCAAGATTGTACATTGTCATTTGTGCCCAGAACATTATATCCTAATGTTCGGTAATCGTAAATATCCCCATTGTCTTTTACACCAAATTCGTGCAGTCCAAAGTCTTTAATTTTCTCATGGTACTTAGTGTACATTTGCATCATATTCCTTCTCACATCTGACCACTCATATATTGCATTAGGATCAACTATCTGCCAACTACCATTGATCTTCTGCATGTACGGATCAAATTGAGAACTTCCAGGTGCATTGTGGCTCCACGTCATGAATTCCATTAGTATTTACTCACTCCCCAACTCCATTGTGTAAACTCTGCTAAACCTTGGAATCCTATTCCATTGTCAACCATATATTCTGTGCCATCATCACCATATTCTAGTTTCATAAACTGAACAACCAATCGTGTAGCTCCTGTGGGTAATGCCATGAATCTCTGTCTATTAGTATAGATTGCTGGCTCCAATTCTGACCACTCTATGTCCTGACCTACATTGAATCGTTGCACCCCTTTGGGAACTACTTGTCCATTTACCATGGCTCTCTGTTGGGATGATAGCAATTCAATCTTGTCTCCTGCATTACCTCCAGAAAAGCAAAATTCCCTAGTATAACGCTGATTCAAAGGGTTATCTGCTAGGGAATCGTTCTTATATGTTCTGTTATCCCCATCGACTGTTCCACCATAGAATGTTGATATTCTTAAAAAATCATAATCATCCTTGGCAACTAATGTTAGGTCTAATCCAGTTGTAATTATATCTTGCAATATACTCTCATGATACACGTTTGGTATTGCAATAGTCTCAAACCCTCTCCCCACTACATTGAAGAATCTATGGGTCTTATTTTCAAAGTTTTGTGGCTCCTGTCCATTGTAAATGTTAACTCTGGACGTAACCTCATTGTGAGACTCATCGATTGAAAATCGCACAAGTTTGAGGATATCTTGTGTGGCTGGAATCGTTCCTGTAATCTCAGAACCCTCTTGAACTTGTATATCTGTAATTCTCAATTCTCCTTCTTGTATTCCCTCTGCCACAAGTTTAAATTCCACTTCTTCTACAGTTTTCTCACTGTGATGTCTGTAGACAGTTAGGAACCTTGTGAATGAGTTTTTATCCATCATGTGACCACCTAATTTCAGAAGGGTGATACACCCAAACGGTTGCAATTTTCCCACCCTGAAGCATGATGTCAGATATATTAACTGACCCCTCCTGTAGGTTATCTGCTACTAATGTTACCTCAACAGATTCCACTGCTTTTGATGTGTCTTGAATCTCAACCAGTTTGTTCTCTTGTGTAAAGTACATTCTATCACCCCTCGTCAAATTAACGATATAAATACTGGCTCGTCTTCTGTTCCATCCTCATACTTGATTTTTACTTGCACTCCAACCCTACCACCTATGCCAATTCCAATATTCTGAGTGCTTGCTCGGAAGCTAATGGCATAAGATTCTCTGTGGGAAGGGTAAATAATCTGGGATAACTCTTTGTTGGTTCCTCCTCCATCTGCTGTAGTTTTGAAAGAAGAGTTACCTGAATATCCGTTTACAGGATCAATATCCCATCCAATGTTACTCCAATAGGAGAACCCATCATCACCTCTACTGTTCAACAAGTAGTTGAAAACATTGAGGTTTAACATCTCATCTTTATTGACGGAATCTTCTGATTCTAGGAATCCTGAACCTTCTTCAACACCAGTCAATAATTCACTTAATGTTGGATATTTATTTTCTAATTCCACTTCAGTATCCCAAGGTCTTTTGACTTTGTATTTCCACTTCATAATACGGTTTCGTTTATTGATGCCAAGCTCTTTATCGAATATCCAAACGCTATCCCCAAGGAAGAATTGTTCATGACTTAGTCCTGTTTTGATGGACAAATCAGACATCTTTATGAGATACGAACCAGTTGGTTTACTAAGAGTTTCCAAGGCTTTCTTACCTTTATCATAAAGGTGATAAGGATTATTAAAACGCTTGTCACTCATTATAGTAACTCTGGTCTTGTTGGTGAATCCGTAATCCTCAATATACTCCAAACCATCAGGATGAGCATCCTCGATTGTCATGTTGTCTGCACCATATAAATATAGCTTGGTGGTTATTTTCTCAGTGCTGTATTCGTGCTCAATCTCATCCATATTCTTTCGATAGACAATTGCTGCACCTGACTCTCTACCAATTGGTTCGATGAAGTCAACCGTGTTACTATTGGTGTTGAAAACAAGTTCTCCATCAAAGATTCCTGGAAGTTCTTTCATACTTTTGAGTCGATTAATCATGCCTTGTTTTAGGGAAAGATTTCTGGTAGAAGTTATCTCAACTTTACCAATATACCAATCTGTGCCTTGCAGCATATCATACAACATTTCCTCTGGTGTGGCGTTGACCCACTCCCATACCTTCATAGGCTCTGCTTGTTGCAAGTCGTACCAAGTAGCTTCACAATAGACCTCCATAGATAGGTCATTTCCTGAACGCTTCTTAGTCACCCTTCTAATGACATATCTACTATCTACCAATTCAATGATATTCTCATTCTCAATATACTTGGCTTTGCTATCCTTGAAAGGAATCTCAAAGGTAAGAATATCAACACTTCCTACCTCTTGTTCCAGTGTGGGTTCATCAGCATTTTCTAGAACAGCAAGTCGTTTACCATCTTGGTCGAATATAACCAGCAAAGCTCCTGCTAAGCGGTTATATAGCTGTGTCTTAACTTCCTCTAACCTAGAGTTATATAGCACCTTGCCTAACCAATTATATCTAGCTCTGCTCAACTGATTGTATTTGATCATATATTGTCACCTACCTCACTGCATATACTGTTCCGTATGAACTTCTGGAAAGATACTCTGAACCACTACCATTACCAGGATATGCAACTGGTAAACCGTTGGTTGAAACATTCCCTTGACCTGACAATGTCCTTGTACCCACTATTGTTCCTGAACCATTTATAGCATAACCAGTGGTATTTACAATAGCTATATTTACATTAGCATCTGCTCCATGACCTTGTATATAAGCTCCTCCACTTTGGTATCTTGCAAGCCAATATATTCCTGGTTCTAATATCACAGGAGAAACCAAACTTTTGTACATATTCTGTCCTGCTACACTCGTGAAGTTATCTGTTGATCCAAGTAACTCATCAGGATAAGCATCAGCATTGTTGTATATACCAAGGTTCAATGTCATTGAAGTAGTTGAACCACTTATATCAACTCTTAGCTGATTTATTGTAATCCTTTCATCAATGATTATTGGGAAACAATCAATGGTGTCTCCAGCTTGAAGAATATCTGTGGACGTAGTCAAATCAGTTATCGAATATTTAGGGAAAATATTAATAATCTCAGCTCTCCTTGTTGGATCAAGAGGAGAATATGACAACCTGTTTATGTCATCATTAATACCATTTATATCAATATTGATATCTTGAATATTGGTCTGCATACCATTTATATCAATATTGATATCTTGAATATTGGTCTGCATACCACTTATGTTATTGATGTTGGTTGTAATATTGCTGTCAATAGATTCTAACTTGTTGGAGGCTCCAATGATATGACTAAAGTCTGCTGTTATACTGTGACTAGAATTCTGTTGTTCATTGAATACAATTGTGCCATATGGAGCTTGGAGAATGTACTCGCTCGGATTGACAGTTGAGCCATTCCTGTATATAGTTGGCACAGGAGAATCTAACCAATTTCTCTCAGTAGCTTCGTATATTCTATATCTTAATGCAGGATCATCTTGGTCTGATACTGGCACCAAACCGTGTCCTGATCTTGTGCCTGTCTTCATGTTAAGAACATTCTGAACTTTGTTGACGTCAGTTTGCAAACCTGAAATATGTCCTGCTAGAATGTCCTCAGAATTGAGACTGTTGTATGGTGTTTTTGCCATCCTTTATACCTCCTTTATACCCACATGCTGTTGGCATATATCCTTGCCTCCTGTACAGAAGCTCCACCAGAGACAATGAAGTCAATGTGATTAGCTCCTACTACAAGAAGTGGAAAATCCATAGTGTCTATATCGTTGTTAGCTGAACGTCTTGTCCCATCAGATTGAATGATATAAGCTGTTATCAGCTTACTGTCCAATATCAAGATTTCTCCACTGCTGAGAATACCGTTAAAAGTTATCTTGGTATTGTCTGTCTCAATTATGAGATTACCATTTTGGTTTTCACCCTCTATCTCAATCCTTGGGAAGGATTCTACATTACCATTGACTCGTGTGAAGTCATATCCTCCAGGAAGATTATAGATGAAAACCTCATCGTTAATTTCATAGTAAAAAGGATCAGGACAATAGAAATTTAGTACGGTTTCTCCTGCTCTTATAAGATTCTCAATGTCTGTTGAACTCCTGATAATACCCTCAATATATACATTGGGTTCATCATCGAATATCAACCGCTTCGGTTCATACTTGTTCAGGTTGCCTGATATCAATCTTGTTTTCTCCCTAAAAGTTAGTTCCAAATCTTCATGAAAAGAGACCTCCACAGGAATCTCAATAGATTCATGTCTCTTGGCTAGAAAGTAAGCACCATCCTTGCCTATGATAATCTTACTGAGAACCTCCTGTGGAGGCAATAGTGGTCTACCTATGTCGGATATATCTAGATATGGGTTGAAATTAAATCCATCATAAATCACCAACTATCACCCTCCTTCTGCTCTTGTCTTATTGTGTCTTCGTTTACCTAACTCCCTGTCCATATATGGTGCTGTCACTCGTGCAACTTCCTTACCTTCGATATAAACAGGAACAATTATCTCTGCTGGTTGTCTTGAAGAATCTCCTCCTGTGGACATATTACTGAAGTATTTACCAAGCTCTTGTGCAATGATAGAGCTGATCATCTTCTGTGGTGCAACAATCTCAGGATTACCTTTTCCTGCATCCCCTACCATTGCTAATGTAGGTTCATGCACAACTCCACCTGTAGCTAGTGATGGCACATTAGGAATATTGAATCCTATGCTACCTCCACCCTTGCCACCTATACCAGGAATCCAATCAGGCACTTTAGGAAACTTTATGCTGATGCCATTGATAGCATTTATCATACCATTGATCATTCCAATGATGGAATTAATTGGTGCTTTAACTGCTCTTACAATGCCACCCCATATACTGCTTGTGGAACTCTTAATGCTGTTCCATACTCCTGAGATGGTACTTTTGATGGTATTGAAAACACTAGATACAGTTGAACTAATGCCATCAATAATTCCACTAATTGTTCCACTAATAGCATTCCAAACAGTAGATGAAACGCTCTTAATTGTATCCCAGACGGTTGTAATAACGCTCTTTATAGCATTGAATATATTGGAAATACCAGTTTTGAAGCGGTTTATTATTACAG